TGCTGTATTTTGGCCAGAAACATCAACACCATCAATCGCTAATGATAATGAACCACTTCCTGTTCCAATTACATAAACATTTGAAGCAGATTTAAATCCTGCACCGCCAGCTAAAACTTGAATTTGATTGATAAATCCAGAAAAAACGTCAGAAACAATGGCTTGAGCATCTCGTGTTGCTTCACCTCCACTAATAATTACTGGATCACCAATATTATAACTTGCACCACCATCTATAACAAAAATGGTACGAAGAATGGATAATCCATGAACTCTAATTGTAATAAGAGTATTATCAGCAGGATCAATAACTGTTAATAAAGCTGTTTCGCCATTATCAAAATTTCCAAGTAAAGTTTTTGTATTAATATACAATTCATATGCAACAGCAGAGCTAATTGTTTTTTGACCAACCCTTTCAATTAAGGCAGTTGCACCAGATGTTTCACCTGTTACTTTTCTATTGGTTAATAAATTAAAATCAAAATCACTATACAAAACTTCAATTGTAGCATTGTTTGCTGGTGCAGTATTAAATATTAACTTCCTACTTTCTTTACGAATGTTAAAACCGGATGTTTGCAATACATTATTAACATATACAGAAATTTCATTAGATGAAACAACTTGTGCTAATTTAAATGTGGTTTTTGTGCCATTTCCTGTATAAACACTATAAGCACCTTGTTCAACTCTAAAAGCATTTTCAATTAACCATTTGCCATCAGAAGCTCGTAAAATACTATTACTTGGTTTAACAACTTCAACTTCTTCATTAAATAAAAGACGAAATAAAAGTTTGAATGAGGCTTCACTACCTTTTGATAAGTATAATGGTAAAAGATGTTTAATTAAAAAAGATTTATCTACTTCTACATTACGAGGAATTAAATTAGCATATGTGTTAAAAAAGTTTTCTTCAAACGATGCAATAGAAAAATCAACATCTGAGATAAAACGCAGGTCTTTTGATTTAGTTACTAAATCATTTTTTTGTGTGCCTTGTTTATTTTCTAAAAACTCATAATATGCTTCTAAAAAAGCAATAAAGTTAGGATGTTCTTCACGAACAAACTCTGGTACCTGACGATTTATTAGTAACGATGTTTTTTGGTCAACCATTATAAATTACTTTTTTTCTAATATGGTTGAAATTGCAATTGGATCAGTTTCATCAATAGTGAGAATGTTGCGTTTTTTTGATTCAATAATGCCTTTCTCAGCTTCAATTGTTAAACGAATTAATCCGTCATCAGAATTAACAGAAAGAAAACGAATGTCATTAATTATTATTTCTCCTGTATCATAATTTATAGTTCCAGCGTTTGAGTTGATAATTTGTCGTTGTGCTAAACTATCAAAGTAAACTGTTCTAAGTGTTCCAACTTTACCATCAATAACAACAACGGCTTCTGCGCCAAATCCATTGCCACCAGTAATAGAAATTGTAGCACGAGTATAGTCAGTACCACGGTTTGTAATATTAATACTTTGAATTTTTCCATTGACAATAATTGCTTCAGCAGTTGCATTTGATCCATCACCAGTAATTGTAATTGTTGGTGTGGTTGTAAATCCTGTTCCAGGATTAATTACCTGAATTGATGATATACCAGTAAATGACTGTGTAGCTTCTTCAAATTGAGCTTCTCTTACTACTCCTGCTATATCAAATACTGTAAACTGAGTTGATGTGAGTTTATCTATCAATGTTCCACGTTGAATTGGAACATCGTATTGTATTGTGTAGCTTGCAGATTCATTTAGTTTAGGTTTAAACCGGCGCTGAACACGAACAACAGTTTCAGAACCAATAATTGCTTCTCCATTAGTTGAATCAACAGCATCTTGTAATTTAGAAAGCACAAATGTACCTGCAAATTTGTTTAAATTGGTATCACGAAAATCTAAAATTGCTTGACGAATATTGTTTCTAATTGTACCTTCATCTAAAGATGTTTTCTTTTGGTCGTATTGAACTAGACTTTCAATAATTAAATATAAAAATTCTGGATCACGAATCTCTGCACTTACAGATACGATTGCTTTTGGATTAATAATTTCATCAATGATTCTTTGTTTTTCTGTTTCAGAAATAAAATAATTAGTTTTTGGTTTTAATGAAATATAAACTTTGCCAAAAACTTTTGGTGTTTCATCTTCACCACCCCAAACAGATAATGAATCTATACTTGGATATTTACTTTTAATATATGATTCATAATCAGATGTTGTTACTAATCTGTTTTGTGTTGCATATTGAGCCGCAGCGGAATATTTAATTGAATCAACTGTTTCACGAGTTGCACCACCAGATGCTACGTCAATAACATCAATAACAATATCAGAATAAGCACCAATTGGAGCGGCAGCAACAAAACCGTCCGTTTGATTGGCAGCGACACCATTGGTAACCAAATATGTTACTGTAACAACTGCACCATCATTAAGTGCTTTGCCAATCACTCCATCGCCAAAATAAATCTCATAGTTTCCGTTTTTACTTTCTTGTAAAAAATAAACCTCAGATGTTGAAGTAATATCCAATATATCCGTTACTTGATTATAGACTTGTGTTGATGTGTTTCCAACATTTGGTGATACTGATACAGAAATTGTTGTGGTGTCAATATTGTTATCAGGCAAAACAAATATAGATTTTGGATTAGAGTTTTCAGTATAGTTAAAAACATAACTTACCAATGAACCTTCATATATTTCTAAATCTTCAAAGAAAAAAGAGGTGTTAGATTTTGTTACTGTGGATTCTTCTAATACAACAAAATTATACGAAAGGCTATCAATTAAATTTGAACTAAATGTAAACCCTTTTGGAATAGTCAATGTTTCAGGTGTTGTTGTTCCACTATCCACAGTTACATTAACAATAGCTCGTGGTGCAGTAACGGAAAAAGGAATATAACCTAAAGTTTTGGCATGAGAAACAACCGAATCCCTTAATAAAGCGGTATCTAAAAATGCTTCATTAGCCACCATATTCAAATAGTATGAATTGTAATGGGTATTGTAGGCAAGAATATCTAAAAGAATATTTAATCCAGCACCATCAAAATCATAGTCTTGAAATTGAGATTGTTGTTTTAAATATGCTTTTAGGTTTGTCTTGATTTGGTCAAAATCAAGGTCAGAAATTTGTAAACGAGCGTTAGCCATTTTCTTATCTAATCCGTTCTAGGAAAAAATTAATTGTGATTGGGTCAGTTCTATTGATAACAAAGAATTCCATTTCCACCTTAAACCCATTTCTGTCAAAATCTGCAATAGCATTAATTCTTGAAACTCTAGCTCTAGGTTCGTAGTTTGATATTGTCTGTTCTATTTCTCTTTCTATGGAAGAAGCCGTAATTGTGTCCATATTTTCAAACAAAAGTCGGCGAATATTGCTACCAATGTCTGGTTGAAATGGTCTCTCATAGTGATTAGTTAACACCAAATTCTTTATAGAATTGATGACCGCCATATCACCAACATGGCGGTTTATGTCTTTTTTAACTGGATGAATAGTGAAGTTTAAGTCTAAATCACTATATTCCCGAGCGATGTTTGTGGTTACGGTTGCCATATCTTATTTATGCGTTCAACCTAGAAAGTAGTTTGTCTGTACCAATAAAATCTTCAATCAAAGTGCTTTCTGATTGTCCCAAATTTTGTAATTTGCGAAGCTCTTGATAATCTTCCGACACAGTTTTTAGATTGGCATAATAATTTTTATCGTGATTTTCTCTGTTTGCCAAAAATATAGTGGTGTTCGCCAGCTGGCTATCAATTGTTGTAACTACCGATAAAGAAAGGTTTGAGGTGTGGACTGTGTTTGAGTAAGCTCCACTTGTGTCTTGTGTTATTGTTATACTATTATTAATTATATTATAGTAAGTTGAAATTATACTTGAGTTTGCATTTATCTGTGGACCAACAAAAAGACTGGTAAAACTACCTAAAATTGGTGCGGTGTTAACAATTCCATCTGTTTGATTAACAATATACATTGCTGATTTGCCATAACCAATCGCTGGATCTTTATATGGCGAGGTGTAAATGGCTGAAGTATTGGCACCAACATCATCATCAAAATTTCTTACTCCCGAAAGCCTATCAGTATGTAATTTATAAGATTGGCAAACAGTAGCCAAATTAGTAATTGCAATATTAGCAAATAGAGTAGTAATTGTTCCCGTTAATCCTTGTAATCCATTGGCTGCAGTAACAAGTGAAACGATTGAATTTGCAGAATCACTAATAGTTTGCACATCTGTAGCCACAGGATTTTTGTAATAAGCATTTACATTACTAGTTGCTAAATCTTTTCCAGCCCAAGAATCAAGTAAAGCAGGAACTGCATTTAGTTGTGCTTTTGTTTCGTTTGAAAAAACTTGTATGGTTTCATTTGGATCATCAAAGTTATATCCAAGTCTTGCAAAAACTCCCGCTGAATTTGCTATTGTTGTCATTTTATTTCTCCATTATAAATTAAATCATTGGCAAAGTTGGAAATCCTGTAATTCCTCTTGGTGCAGGATGCTGGTGAAAATTATACATTGTGGTATTAACTACATCCGTCATCAAAATAGATTTCATTATTATAAAGTTTCCAAGAGGTGCGGTTACCGATACTAAAGAATCAATTGGTCCAACCGTAGTAATAGAGCCAGGTAATGCAACCGGAGAAGCTGGAGTTGGTCTGCCAAGAGAAAGACCTCCGAGAGCCGATGTAAATCCATATGGCCCAGCTTC